ATATTAAGATCAGATTTAGATATGCACAACAAGATTGTAAGATCGAATCACGAATCGTTACAGAAAATTGAACGTGCAAGAAATGAAACAAATTCAAGAATTATAAAATCAAATTTCATGACAGCAACTCGAATGGAAAATATGAGCCGGGAGTCTGCTGAAAGAATTAGAAGAACTTCATATCAAGCCGAATTCGCAAAAATTAGAGCACAACAAGCAGCGAATAGACCTTCTAGGCCCACAGGTGGTAATAGTGATTTGTCAAGCATTGCAGGTGGAATGAATTTCTTAGTGGCCAAGAATGCAGCAGATGTAATTTTAACAGTAGGAAGAGCCGCTTTACAAGCTGCAAGCGGGTTGATTGCTCTTGCAGACTCTTACACCCTACTTCAAAATAGATTGAAAATTGTTGCAGAAACGGAAGACAAAACAGTAATTTTAAGTAATGCGTTGTTTGATATCGCGAATAGAACACGGACACCCGTGGGTGAACTTGCTGTTGCATTTCAAAGATATGATTTGGCATTAAAAGGGCTTGGTGCAAGTCAAAAGGAATCGTTAAGATTAACAGAAACAGTTTCAAAATCTATGCTGTTAACCGGTGCAAATACATCAGAGCAAACACAAGGACTCAGGCAGTTATCACAGGCATTCAATAAAGGTAAATTGGATGGTGATGAATTTAGAACTGTAATGGAAACAATGCCGATGGTTGCTCAAGCCATTGCGGACAAATTGAATGTGACAAAAGGAGCGTTGCTTGAATTAGCACCAAAGGGAAAAATAACAGGGCAGGTGTTAAGAGAATCATTGGCAAATGTTGCAGTTGAAATAGATGCTAAGTTTGCAAAAATGACGCCTACTGTAGCACAGTCAATGGTTGTATTGCAAAACCATGCAATTAAACTGGCAGGTGAGATAAATGAAGATACAAAAGCAACTGGAAATTTATCGACCGGAATGGCAAGTCTGGCTTCATGGATTGATGCAAATTCACCAAAAATTGTTACACTCGCAAGTAATTTTAATAAATTGGCAATGGAAATATTTCAATCAACAGATGCCGTATCTAAGTTTGAAAGTGTAACATCAGGTTCAATGAAAATTATAAATGATACTGTAAAAGGATGGAGATTATTTATTGCAGAAAGAAAAGATGAAGAAGAAAAATGGGCAGCTGTTGCAAAAATGACAAATGAAGAATATAGAAATTATATGAAACAGAATCATGATGTATATACTAAGAATCAAGATAAAGTTTGGAAAGATATGCAAACAACTGATAAATTAGAGCAAGAAAGGATGAAAACAAAAAGACAAATTAAAGCAATGGATGATGAAATAAATAAAGAAGCTGTTAAAGCGTTAGGTGTACAAAACGATATCAAAAGATTGACTGGAAAAGTCAGTGTAGAAGAAATTAAATCAATGGAAGAAAAGAAAAAAGGTCACACAATGTATATAGATGCGTTGAAAAATCAACGCTCTATACTAGATGAAACTGCGGTATTGAGGCTCGAAGGTCCGGCAATTGAAGATACTAAGAAACTAACAAATGAACAAAAGAAATTAAACAAAGAATTGATGACTCGTGCTGCTTTGATGGCAAAGATAAATAGAGATATTGAATCTAGAACGAAGTTTTTTGGAATGTCACCTGAACAAAGAGCCATTGAAGAACAGATACAATCATACAAAAATCAATTGGCTGAAGCTATGGATAAAGGTAAGACCGGCATGAAGCCTATGAGTAAGGAAGAAGAAAGAGCAATAAGGGAAAAACTAACAATTAGTGAATATCAATTATCAGTTCAAAAAGAATTGGATACATTTTATGAAAGTTCTGTAAGTTGGATTAAAAAATTTGAGATTACTGCTGCTGCAATCGGAGAAATGGAAAAAAGAGGAATTGGGTTAGAAAAACAAAGAGCTGAACTTAGGGGAAATTTACTAGATAAAGTTAAAAAAGAATCCAGTTATACATATGAGTATTTGCTACAAATGGATGAAAGTAATGCATTGTTAAAAATTGCAGGTGCTTATAGAGATAGAGAAGTTGAAATTGCATCAAAATTAAACGAATACAAAATACAAAATAAAAGATTGGAAGATGGTGAAGAAGACGCAATAAGAAATAGGGTAACAAAAAAATATGAACTGTTGGCATTGCAAAGATTAGAAACCGATCTTTACGGAAAACAATATGATCTACGTTTAAAAATGGATGCACTCAATAACTCAAGTGTTTCAGGTTTTCAAAGAGAGCAATATATAGGAAAAATATTAGGTGCTCCTCAAGATCCTATGATAAATTTAATGGACGCAAGAAAAGAAATAGAAGCGTTGAAAATTAAAGATAAATTTAAACCTGGTGAATATGAACAACAAGGATTTTTATTGGAAAAAGAAGCAATGTCCTCGTTGCTCCCTGATCTTAAAGAACCTGTTGACAAATGGAAAGAATATTACAGCACCATCGATATGTTAAGGCAAGAAAATCTAATATCTGAAGAAAAAGCTTCAAAAGCGACACTGAAGACCAAACAATTAGAATTTCAGGAACATTTGACAATGGCTTCAGGTTTGTTTGGAGCTATCGCCGAGCTTCGGGATTCAGGATCAAAAGACGCATGGAGAGTCGGTAGAGCTGCGGCAATAGCTCAGGCTACCATAGATGGGTATGTGGCAATACAGAAGGCCCTGGCAACACCTTACCCTTATAACTACGTTGCCGCCGCCACGGTCGGAATCTCTGCCGCCCTGAACATTCACAAAATCGCCACAACACCCCCGCCCAAGTTTGAGAAAGGCGGCTTGATCGGTGGGCCTTCACAATTTATTCAGGTCAATGAAAGAGGCCCGGAATTTATCATGAATGCGTCCGCAACGGCCAAAAATAGAGCTACACTTGAGGCGATGAACAAAGGTGGTTCCTCCGTAGGAATGCAAGTCAATATTCAGAACTATGGAACATCAAAAGATTTCGAGGTTATGCAGTTGACACCTGGTGAAATTAGGATAATTGCAAGAGATGAAATAAGATCAAACGTTCCATATATGATTGCAAATGAAATCGCCAATCCGAATTCAAAAGCATCTAGAAGTCTGGCAACAAATACAAAAACACAAAGGAGGTTGGCATGACGGATAAATTTGTAATACCTCCTGATCAATCTGGATTTTCTTTTGGAGATGGAAAAGAAGTTATATCTACTGAATTAGAAGGTGGTGCTGGTAGATATAGAAGGGATGTATTAAATGCAAGTTTCAAATTAAACGTTCAATGGACATTGAATAGAGTTGATTATACATATTTCAGAAACTTTTATAGAGGTGTTACAATATCGGGATCAATTCCTTTTCTAATTGATATTTATGCAGATAGAGGCGAAGAGCTAACAGAACATACTGTGTATTTTGTTCCTGAATCAGTAAGATTGAACTCACAGAGTGGACAAACTTTTGTTGTATCTGCAACATTAGAAGTAATTCCAAAAATTGCTGATACTAATTTAATGTCACTTGAAGCTGCAATGTATGCAGGATTCGGGGCTAATTGGCAATACTATGAAGATATTCTAAATACATTAGTTAATACAACAATACCGGATGATCTACCATGAGCACATATACCGAGTTCTTTCTTAAAAGTTCATCATCTATATATCAAATAGAATGCATTGAGATTTCACATAGTATGTTTACACAAACTTACTATATTGTTAGAAATGTGCCCACAGGGGTAACAGTTGTGCATGAAGATACAACAAGTCATACATATGTGTATTATCCATTACGTTTGAACATGGGATCAGACCTTGCAAACTTAGATCAATCTATAACAATAGAACTTGGCGATCTAGGTGAAATAATACCTACTGAAATTGATAGAATTAGAGATTCAAATACATTTGATGAAAGGCCTGTTGTTAAATATAGAATATATAGCAGTGGTGATTTGACTTCACCCATCTATGGACCTGTCACATATGAGATTCAGAATGTCACATTCAATAAAACTGGTTGCACATTAGAAGCAAGACCCCCGACCGTAAATATTAATAAAACTGGAGAAATTTACAAACTAGACAGATTCCCGATGTTGAAAGGTTTCCTATGAACCTTGACCAATTCTATATGAAACAATACGATAAGAACAATTATAATTGTTGTCACTTTGCTTGTGATGTGTGGAAAGAATTGACAGGAAAAGACATATCCAATGTGTTCAAAGGTTTTATGAGAAGTGACAAAAAGGCTGTTTATTCAGACCTGAAGAGGCTTACCCCCCGTGGGAATAATAAGTATTGCATTGTTCTTTTTCAAAATAGACAATCAGCTTGGAATCATATTGGTATTTATATAGAAGGAAAGATATTTCATATTACAAAAGAATCAGTTGAATATAAACCTCTTGATATTGTCATGATCGGATACAAAAAAGTGAGGTTTTACACATGTTAAAAAGAGTGGTGCTTATTGAAAATATATTGGAACCAAAAAGCTGGAAAGTGTATCCTTGTGATGATATTATTGTATTCCTAACTGAAAGATTTAAAACATTTCCAGAAACAGGAAAGATATATAGAGGGATACCTTGTGAAAGTAATGATATTACTCCAAAGTCACAAGTGGAAATGGATGGTTTAAATGATAAAGCGATAGATTTTACAGT